CTCACCCCGCTCTTTCCCGAGTCTAGTATTTGCTTCATTCAAGCGTTTCCTTATATGCTTAAACATAACACGATTAGTAATCACTGCTTCAGTATCTTCGATAGCAATATTATTCTTCTGAAGATAAGCATGGAAGCCAAGAGCACCTACACCAATAGAACGCTCACGAGAAGCAGAATAAACCGCCCTATGTACTGTACTAGGTGCATTATCGATAAAGTACTGAAGTACGTTATCAAGCATTTCAGCGACATCTAGTAGGAATAGAGCTTCACCTTTCCACTCATCAAAGTATTCTAGATTTACAGATGATAAGCAGCATACAGCTGTTCTATCTTTATCTGTGGGTAGAATAATCTCAGAGCAAAGATTAGACTGACGAACAGAAAGACCTTTATCTTTGAGCCACTGAGGTAGTTTATTATTACAAGTATCAATAAACTGTAAGTAAGGCTCGCCAGTATGCATACGGATTTCGATAATCTTCTGCCATAGAGTCTTAGCAGATACTGTCTTGCGTACTTCGCGTGTATGAGGGTCTTTTAGTTCCCATGAATCATCAGCATTGGGATCAAGCATGCAACGCTCGATAATTTGCATGAATGAATCTGGGATAGTAATACCGTGATGTAAATTCTGTGCACGAATATTAGGGTCACCAGTAGGCTTACGGATCTCCAAGAACATCTCAATATCTGGATGATCGATGCTTAGATAAGCAGCATATGAGCCACGACGAGTAGAACCCTGCTTATAAGCCAAGCACGATGCATCATAGATCTTTAAGTGAGGTAGAATACCTACAGAGCGATCATCAGCAGAACGAATGCCAAACCCTACACCTACTCCACCACCTAGCATGGAAAGCCAATTAGTCTCTGATAGGGTATCAACTAAACCTTCAGCTGAATCATCAATCCAGTTTAGAAAGCAAGAGATAGGTAACCCCTTCTTGGTACGTCCGAAAGAGAGAATAGGGGTAGAATATGATAACCAATGCTTGGAAGCATACTCATACAAGCGTTGAGCATGATCTGGATTACTACTAAAAGCTGTAGAAACAAACGCAAATCTATCCTGCGGTGATGCTTCATCCTCTCTCATATATGATTCACGTAATCTTTTTAATCCTAAATCGTCAAATAATGCGTCACGAGAATAGTCGATCTGAACAGCCATAGTTAGTTCCTTGATTAATTATTGATAGATGTAATAAAGTCAAAATATTGAGCTAGTTGATCCCAAGCGGACTTGGCAACTTCACGGTGCTCTTTTTGTGTACCTTCAGTCATACGTAGCTGGCAATAATGAATCCAGGAACGAATATTACCATTCATATACATTCTAGAGATAGTAAGACCTTCGGGTAGCACAGCACGTGCTTGCTCTTTGGCAATACCATTATCAATAGCCCATTTATATTCACGCTCTACAGCAAATAGAACTCGCTGTTGTGATCTATACCACTCATTCTGAAGTAAATTATCGTCAACTTCTATACTGTTTTGACGATTCTTATTATCTTGTAATCTTGCCTCACGTGTAACAAACCCTAGATCCTTTGTAGGGTCTGCATATCGTTGAGAAAATTCCTGAAACGAGAATGAACGATGGCGAAGTATTTGACGAGCAATGTCACGCGTGGTTTCAATCTCCATAACTACGTTAGACATTTCAAATACTGACCAATGCGCATGTCTTGCACAGTACTTTAGCAATTTTTCTGACGTAGCAGTATTCATCTGATTCGAAGGATTAGATACGCGTGCTGCATACGCTATAAAATCACTAGCTTTTTCTACTCCTTCTATCAGTGGTGAAGTAATAGCAACAATTTTAGCAGAATTCATTTCACACCTTTTTCCACTGAGTAAACTTTAGTTTTGCTTGCAGGTGAGTATATGTATTAGCACTGATCATTGACATAACATCATGCTGTGTCATACCACCCATTACCATATCATTGATATCCTTGAATATTAGTGATTCTGGCCAAATTACTACCGAAAAATTTTTTTCGATAGCCTTTTCTACTTTTTTGACTATATCTCGGTTTCTAGGTTCGTTATCAAATACAAATACCGCGTTGTTATTAAACCTTTCTCCGGTATCTGAACCTGCCATGGCAATTGCATTATCTAAGAACAAAGAATCTAATGGACCTTCTAGTACATAGAAAGTCTTATCGTAGTTGACAGTATCAAGTCCATATATCTTAGGCTTGGATTCATCCAATACTATAGTAATATACCTTATCTTAGTTTCACTAAGTGCACGTCCTTGATATGCGAACATTTCCTTAGTTTCACTAAGTAGGGGTATTACTAGTCTCGATTCATCCTTATCTGCATTAAGCTTGTTAGGTATCATACTATTCGTCCACTCATTAAACTTAGGAGCAAAGAATAGCTTATAATGCATATTAGACGGTATCTTTCTACCTTCCACATACAGCTTAGCAGGATGATCTATCGGTAGCTGCGATATGCGTTTTAGCTTATTAAGAGGACTGCCCGATTGTAGAAACTTAGGTCTAGTGAAGTTAAATTGTCCTTCGGGTTCGACCTTTCCAAATTTTTCAACTATCAACTCTCTATTATACTGTTCAAATAATTCACTATTTACAACTTTTAGAAAACCGCGTAGCGTCATATTTGCCCCGCAGTTATGGCAATGAATGCGGTAACCTTTATTATTATCAGTAATAAAGTATAGTCTTGCTTTGAATTTATTAGTCTGGCTATCACCACACAAAGGACAAGAACAGCGAGCAGTGTTTTGATTCTGCCACTTAAAATTTCTCACATGGGATGAGAATATGTTGATATACTTTCTATCTAACCATTCAGTCATATAATACCTCTATTGGTATTATATCAGAATCGAAGTAAATATCAACTAGTTTTTTAGTATATGACTAGTAATAATAGGGATAGCAAACCCCACTATAAAGACAGCACCTGATAGGTACCAGCGCCATTTTTCAAGTGCGTCTAACCTATCACTATGTTTTTCTAATCTTTTTTCTGTAACTGTATGCTTGTCTTCGGAATAATCTAGTCTATTCTCCTGTACAGCAAGCATCTGCTTTACAGAAGAAGATAATTCTGTAAGTTTATTGAGATTGTTATCCATACGTTCAAGAAGGACCATGAATCTCTCATGATCCCTCTCTAATAAGGTAACTTTAGTCTCGATACTATTTTCCATCTTTATTGCCAGCTATGAGCTGATCAAGCTGGTTTGACTTTTCTTTAGATCCTACAGATGATCCAAAGTAGTAAGCAAAGATACCACCAAGGATAGCGTCTAGTGTACCTAGAGCGCGCATTACCATTTCACGCATTTCAGCAGGAATAATATTACCTGTAATCAAGTATACCTGAACACCAATGTATAGAGCTACAATGAGGTATGCTAGTACTCTTGGGGTCTTATCTTTCGTCTGAACTTCTCTATTACGAGCTGAGTTCTTGTCTTCAACTTCTAACTTCGCTAGACTTACATCTAACTCTTTCATCTTTACTTTGAAGTCAGCTTCTACTTGTTTAATCTTAGAAAGTGTTTCTGGATCTGCATTAGCTACCGCAGACATAACTTCATCTTGAGTAGCATTATCTGATAAGCCTAAAGCACTACCAATTTGACGAACTGCGACGCCTGCGAGAGGGCCGCCGAGCGCTGTTGCTACTGTAGGTGCTACCGCCCCTAAGATACCTTTTGCTACGTTTAGTAAATCCATTGTACTCTAACCTTTTAGTTTAGGGGCTTCTTTTTTATTCTTAGTAATATATTTATTACTGGATTTCTTTGTAACGACTGGATCAGTAGACACAACAGCCCCGGTTACATTGGTAGGTACATCAGCTTCTTTAATAAAGTTTAAAAAGGTTTTCATTAGATTGCCTTTAGTAATTCTTTTATCTTATCATCACTTTCTATTTCACTCGAATAATATGTAATACCTTGCAGGCCTACGTTCTCTATTTTATCCGGCATATAACCTAAAAATTCAAGAATGGGCTTTAATATATCACCATGTTCATGTAATTTCAAGAATAATAATCTAGTACAGTGTACCGGCCCAAAAACATTATATAAAATAATAATATGATTAATAGCTAAACGCTCTTTAATCTCGCCGGTCTCTTTATAACGATTAAATAGTCTTTTTAGATATTGAAATCGTTTAAGATCATCGTAAAATTCAATAGTATCATAACACTGCGGATTATCGTAGTGTTTTGCAGCGTATAATAAAGCGTTGGTTTCATCTAATTTTTCAAACATTATTTAAAAAGACGACAATAAAACTCTCTTGGTTGTGTTCGTACCAACTGCGACATAAAGATAAGTGCCGTCATGGAAAATTGCATTGTTTGTAATTGCTAAGGCGGTACTATTTGCAGGGGTAGTTTTATACGGTATAACAAGTGTATTGCTAAACGTACCTACATTACTAGTGAGTGTTACAACATTACCTGTAGTAATATTTGCGTTATTAACAGTAGTTGTACCGGCTATTGAAACGGTATTTGTCACAGCGACGGTAGTAGAAATGTTACCAAAGAAATTAGCTACTGTAATTTTATTAGTCGTCGCTGCACCACTTGGATTAGTAACAGCGACGAGTAATGAATTGCCACTTAGAGTATTTGCAGCGGTTAATTCTGTAATTTTCTTAGTGGCCATAATTTAGTTCTTTATATTATGCGTCTGGAAGAACGTTGTCTTCTGCGTCACTGGTGATTGAGCCCATAGCTACTAGAGTCTCAAACTGAACACGGCCAGCACGCCCACCAGTACCTTCTGTACGTACAACCCAACCAGCGTGAGCTGCACCCTTATTCTGAGCACCGCCAACTACTGCAGTTGCAGTGGCTGTTTCACCAGTGAAAGAGTGACCAGTTTCAGTAAGGCCCTTTGTAAGAGTAATAGCAGCACCACCACTTGTTGAGGAGATGTAGATACCTGTTGAGTTACTAGCTTGTACATAATAGCTTGTATTATTAGCAAGGCCGGTTAGAGCAGTATTACCAGCAGCTACTAGGTACTTAATGTAGTCGTTAACTTGGAACTTATTAGAAGAAATAGCAATAAAGCCGTTGGCATTTACTGCTGTGTTAGCATTAAATGTCTGAGCAGCAGGAGCAGCAATTGCTACATCTGGGTTTGTCTCATAAGAAGAGCCAGCTGCAGTAATATTTACGATAGAAATATAACCTGTTGCATTGGCTTGAGCATTAGCAGTAGCACTTGCACCACCACCACCTGTAATAGTTACAGCGGCGTTTGCAAAGTAACCAGAGCCTGGTGAAGTAATAACGATACTAATAACACCGCCTGCCCCTACACCCATTTCTGTTGTATCGGCGCCGTACTGACCAATAATCTCGTTATTAACGAAAGCGCTTACAGTAGTGTTACCAAAAATTGCTGTTTGTGTAGTAGAATTTGCAACAGTATTAAAAAGCGCTGGTCCCCATAGGACTGAGTTAGCAGCGTTATCTGTCTTACCCCATTGAGGCATAGTAGTATCTCCTTTGAACTCTTTCAGTATTTATGTTTATTGGCCTTTAATTGCCCTGATATAATTTTTAAAGGAGCCGCGCATATATTCAGCTGCTTTTGCCTTCTCAAAGGGAGATAGCGAGTTATATTTCGCTAATGCTAACTTGGCCATGCTAGGCTCGATAGTACCTACAGTACCATCATCAAAAGTATATTCGCGAGGTTCATTATTATCAATTGCATCTTGTAAGGCTTTGGTTATGCGCTTACTAGATGCAATCTTACCAGTGTGTGTAGCAACACCACTTGTTGCTTCATATATGAATCTCGCTTTAAACATATTATGATATTTCTTTTTTAATCTGAGCTATATGATCACGAATTTTGGGATATGCAGCTTCTCTTTCTGCAGTCTTCATCTTATTAAGTCTATCATCTAGTGCTTTAGCTTGCGCTTGAGATACTTGTTGACCGGCAACTTTACCACCCTTGGGTAGATCAGCAGCACTTCTCAATTCATAGTGAGGATGTTTTTCTGCCGACGACTCATCTGATGCATCAGATGACGAGTTACCACTACTAGCAACTTTTTTTGCATGAGCAATAGCGGCGTCCGCTTGAGCTTTATACTTATTTTCTCTGTGATAGTAGGAGCCAGGTCTTCCTTTACCGCCCGTTAATCTATCAAATTCTGCCGCGGCAGGTCCATGAAGGGGGTCTTGTTCATTGCCTAAAGGAGCTCTAGGTCCACGTGGACGACTCTCTTCAAGCTCTACTTCTTCCTCAAGTTTATTCGTACCAACAAGGCTATTTTTACGGTACCTACCAGCGTGCTTTTCTAGAGCAGCATGAATTTCAGGTGGTAGTTTAGGGCCACTCTGGTGTTTTAGACCATTATGATCCATCATTAAATCACTTTTTTTACCATCTGGATGCTTAACTTCTATATCGACCGCTGCTTCAGGTGTGTCGACAGTGTGTGCGTCAGGATCATACTCCGCCTTAAAAGCACCATGAGTAGGATGGGTAATATTTACACCACCAAAACGACCTCGTACCTTAGTATCAGCTTCCTCAAGCTCTACTTCTTCTTTAGTAACAGGATTCATCTCAACGTTGTCGGTTTTTTTACTCTTTTTTTCTTTTCCGTGCTGTTCAGCAGCTTCACTCATACGCTTGCTCTTCTTATGAACATGCATTTCTGATAGAGTGATTTCTAGATCTGATGTTGGTACGTTTTGTTCGATACCATGTTCGAACATTACGTCGTACCAGGCGATATTACCATCCGCGTCTGGATCAGCATGCATGGTAGGAATTGTTTCACCAGTACCCCATTGTTTATGTTCGACATGCACGGCGCAATCATGCTTAGCTGCAGTATTAGCATTAGCAGAATTTACGATAGGTACTGAAGCTTCAACAACCTCGTCGACCTTTTCTGTTACTTCTACAATCTTAAGATTCGAGATAGGAGCGGATTTACGAATCTTGTTATAGAGAGTTACAGCTTGATCTTCTGTCTCAAATAGAGGTGACTCGTAAGCCTTACCGCTACGATCTACACCCTCAACCTTGTACTTCTTCTTGGCCTTTAGCGCCTTGAAATCAGCCGCGGTGATTTCATCTTCGGGAGGTGCAGCAGTAGAAATCTCTTTCTGATTAGGGTGA